TCCACTGCAAGTGGTGACATTGTTGTTACAGCAGATAATGGCAGTGATTCAACACATTATATTGATCTTGGTATAAACAGTTCAACATTTAATGATGGCGGTATAGATGGAGCAGATGATGGTTATTTGCTTGTTGAAGGTGGGCATCTTCTAGTTTCTACACTTACAAATAATAAAGATATTATATTTGCAACTGGTGGTCACAATGCAGGTAATGTAGTTGCAAGATTTAAATCAAAAGAATTAAATGTAACTGGTAATATAATACCAGCAGCAAATGTTACTTACAGTCTTGGTAATGTAAATTATCAATGGAAAGATTTATATGTAAGCAACAATACAATTTATATTAATAATATTCCTCTTTCTATTGCTGCAAACAGTGCACTGTTAGTTAACAATAATCCTGTTGCTACAACTGTAAATGGCACACTTACAAATAATGGCGATATCTATGCAACAGGTAATGTTACTGCAAACGACACACTTCGTGCACAATATGGTGATATTGGTAATGTTCAACTTTATGGTGGAACAGTATCGCTTAAGCCAGATGCACCTTGGGACAATCTTACATTAGCAAGTCAAGTAGAGGGTTATGCATTATTAGAATTACCCAGAAATGTATTTGCTAATGTTAATAATGTAACATTACATAATGATGCTGGTAATATCCAACTTACTACTGGTGATCTTTCAACAGGTGCTTCACTTTATAATTGGTATTTCAAAAATAATGGTGTTTTAACTTTACCATCATACGCTAACAGTTATAGTGTTATTTCAGGTAATTCTTTTGCATTACAAGGTGATAATGCAGGTGGTTTTGTTTATTCATATGCATTTCTGCAAAATAATATAGATGCACCTACTCAACCAACAGGTTTGTATAATACTGTTGGAAACGTAGAAATTGGTGCTGGTGGTGTAAATTACTGGTTATTTAAAAATGATGGAATAATAACAACACCAAATGGTGGTTTAATTGGTAATGTTGACAGCAATGATCCTAATAGTTTTGGATTAAAAGCTGGTGGCAGTGTAAATTATGTTGAATTAAATTATGGTAATGATCAACGCATTTATGTTGATTCAGCAAGTGTAAACATTGGAACAAACAACAATGTATCACAATATTTGTGGACATTTAGTGACAATGGTTCTACTACATTCCCAGATCATAAACCAGTAAGTATTACTGGTAACTTGACTGTAGGTAATTTGTTTGTAACAGGTAATTCAACTGTTATTAATACTAATAGTTACACAGTAAGTGACAATATTATTCAACTTGCTGATCAAAATCCTGCTGATATTTTAGATTTAGGTTTTGCTGCACATCGCACAGTTGGTGGCACATTACAACACACTGGTCTTGTTCGTGATGCAAGTGCAAATACTTGGAGATTGTTTAGTAATATCACTTCACAACCTGGTGCTACAATAGATTTTACAAATGCTGTATATGATGCCCTACAAATTGGTAATGTAACATCTACAGGAAATGTTGCAGCAGAATACTTCCTTGGATATTTTCAGGGATTAATTGGTAGCATAACCAATCTTGACAGTACAAATTTTACTACACAAAATATATATGCAATAGATCCTGACACTGGAGTTAATATTAGTGCTGGTGGTAACAATAATCTTCTTGTGAAACCCAACGAAGTAAAGATACAAAATGTTCCACTTATTGCAAATACTGTAACAGCAAATCTTGGTAATGTTATTACTACAAGCGGTGTATTCTGGAGTAATGGTGTAGCTTACAGTAGCGGTGGTAGTTCATACAGTAATACTAATGTAGTTTCTATGTTGGGTGCTAATACTTCTGTTGTTATTGGTAATACAAATACATATCCACTACAAGCCAATACAACACAAATGGTTGTTGGAAATGCAACAATTCTTGCAACTGGTGGTTCAACGAACTCAACCACTACATATTTGCTTAATAACATTTACTATGATGCAAGTGGGGCTACAAGATATCGTAATACAGGAACTGGTGCGGTATCGATTGCTATGGGCGGTGCAAGTGGTATTACTATAACTGGCACAACCAGTGGAGTTACTGGCAATGCCGCAACTGGAACTGGTATATGGGTTACAATAAATGGCACAACTCTTTCCACAGTTAATGGTATAGCTATAAGTTCATCTGGTTCATTAACAACAACATCAGGTTCATTGATAAGTGGTAGTGCAACAGGCTCATTGTTTAATACAACAGCAACTACTATCAACTTTGGTGGTGCAGCAACTACAATTACGATGGGTGCAAACACTGCAAATGTTTATGTTGGTAGTAATGTTGGTAATGTGTATGTTGGTAATTTAATTACAACAAGCGGTGTATTCTGGAGTAATGGTGTCAGTGCATTAACAAGTTCTTATGGTAATACACAAGTTGCAAGTTATCTTACAGGTAACGTTACAATTGGTAACATTGCGATGGGTGTAATGCGTATAAATGGTAGTGACCAAACTCTTACTACACTAAATGGTTCTGCAATTATAGTTGGAACCAGACTTAATATAACTGGTAGTGCGGCTGGTGTTGGATTAAATGTTACAAGTGGTAATATCAGTGCTGGTAGTGCAACTGCAACACTTGGTAATGTTATTACTACTAACGGTGTATTCTGGGCTAATGGTGTAAGTGCATTAGGTAGTAGCAGTTATGGAAATACACAAGTCGCTGCATATGTTCTTGGTAACTTAACATATGGTAACATAAGTGTAACTGGTATTGCTGCAAGTGGTAACGTAAGTGCTGCATATGTTTTAGGTAATGGTGCTGGTTTAACAGGTGTTACAACCAATAGTGTTGGTAACATTTATGGCACAAGTAGTAATGTAACAATCGTTGCTGGTTCTTATCAAAGCACATTTAACAATGTTGGTAATGTAATTGTTCCAACTATTTGGTCAACAGGTAACTTAACAACAACTACTGGTATCTATTGGAGCAATGGTGTTGCTTGGAGTAGCAGTGGTGGTTCATATAGTAACACAGAAGCAGCCGCATATCTTACCATTTATAATGGTAACTTGACCGCAGCTAATCTGTTTGTTGGTGGTAGCGGTTATACATATCTACCAAATACTATTGCACAATTTACTTCAAATAGTAACAGTTATACACAAATTAATACACAAAATATTAATAGTGGATCTGCTGCTACTGCTGATTATATTGCAACAGCAAATAATGGTAGTGATACAAAATATTATATTGATCTTGGTATCACTAATAGCAACTATGCAAATGGTTCACCTAACAATAGTTTAGGAACAAGTGTTTATCCAAATGATGCTTATTTGTATGTTCAAGGTAATACAGGTACCACTGCTGGTGGTAACCTTGTAATTGGAACAACAACCGCAGCAAAGAGCATTGTGTTTATTGCTGGAGGTAGTAATGCCGCAAATATTGTAACAACTATAAGCAATACTGGTTTAGTAGTTACTGGTGCTATCACAACAAGCAGTGGCGGTCAACATATTGGTTATATTACAGGTGCGTTGGGTGCAAATACACCAAATAGTGTTGTTGCAACAACCGTTACTACAAGCAGTGGTGGACAACATATTGGTTATCATACTGGTGCTATTGGTGCCAACACTGCAAACACGGGTGCATTTACTACTATTAGTGCAACTGGTAATGTAACAGCTACAACTGCAAACGTTTATGCCGCAAATATAATCGGTAATACTGCTGTTATTGGTGCTGCTTTCAAATATTCAAACGGTGCTGCATATGATGGAACATATACTAATACTAATGTTGCAGCATATCTTCCAACTTACACAGGTAATGTTGGTGCAGGTAACCTGATTGGAACAAGTAGTAATGTAACAATAACAAGTGGTGCAAACGTTTGGACATTTGATAATACTGGTAACTTATCACTTCCAAACTTAAGTGCAACTTATATTCTTGGTGCTAACACTAATGGTAACATTAATATTAATACTGTTGGCACAGGTGCAGTTAATGTAACTGGTAACTTAACTATAAGTGGTGTTAACGCTGGATATGCACCAAATCGTCCTGCGTTCCGTGTATATGGTTCAAACAGTTATCAATGGCAAGGTGGTAATACTATCGTTGCTGGTAGCGTTGATTATAACCAAGGAAGTTATTATAATGCAATTACTGGTATCTTTACTGCGCCTATCGCTGGTTTGTATCATGCATATGCTACACTTCGTGTTGGAAGTAATAATGGTATGAACCAAGCAAGTATACAAAAGAATAGTAATAATACTGGTGCAAATGTTATAAGTTTCTGGGAAACTGATACTAATACTGGCACAGCAACACACTTTAGTATGACAGGTTATGCTAAACTTGTAGCAGGTGATACAGTTAGATTGCAAGCAATAACTGGAAATATTAACCTTGATGCAAATGATAGTTGGGGCGTTACATACATAGGATAATCACATGACAATAAGACTTATACATTCAAATAACGTAACAAATAATCGTGCAGATATTGCAAATCAATACAACGACATTTACTTCGATGATGTTGCAAATAGTATTTTATTACCTGACCCAACTGGACTATTAGAAACAAAAATTGGTGCTTCAAGTAACAGCAGTGGTATTAAAGGATTTGCCAGTGGTTATGTAGATGCTGGTCAATTTGTTACATTGGACAATATTAAAGCAACAGTGACAACTACTGGTAATCGTGGATTAAGTGTTGCTACTGTAAGTGGAACATTTGTTGCGTCAGTTTCTGCTAATTATAGTTTAACTACTGGATCTAACGGACATTCAAACGCATATCCAGGTTCAACTTATTCAACTACACCAAGTGGATCATTTTTTAATTATCACTTCCCTAATGCTGGTGATGGTTCAACATATCTTCTTAATGATTATAACAATCAAAAGTTTTACAGAATTATTCTTATGATTGGTCCAAGTTATCTTAAAAACTTTATTAGTATTGAGAGATTATATTGATCATACAAAATATTACACTTACTAATGTTGGTTATGTTGTCGATGTTCAACCTATAATAACAAGTGGGTTAGTTACAAATTATGATGCACATTTATCAACTATTGCAGGTGGAACATTCAGTGATTTAAGTGGTAATGGTTATGATGCAACACTTTATAATACTCCAACAACCACAACTTACAACAATTATACAGTCTTGCAATTAGCCAGTGCAAGCTCGCAATACTTTGGATACACTGGTGGTTATGGCACCGCATTACATACTGGATATACATATGATGTTTGGGCATACCCAACAAGTGCAGGTGTTGCTGGCACATTAGTTGGTGAATGGGAAGGCAGTAATTTTAATACTGCTTGGACTGACGCACATTTAGGGTTTAGCACTTCAAATATCAATGGTGGATATTTTAACGCAGGATATGTTTTAGGTCCAAGTTGGAGTGCAAATACTTGGTATCACATTACATTTACATATGACAATGCTACACCATTAGGAACACTTTATGTAAATGGTGTAAGTTATGGAACTATGTTGGGATTAAAAAGTTATCCAGCCGCAGTTTATCTTTCATTAGGCAAAGATGATAATAGTAATGGTATCTATGTTGGTGGTGTAAAAAATTATTTTAATGGTTATGTTGGTGCTTGGAAGGTATATAATCGTGCGCTAACAAGTAGTGAAGTTACACAAAACTTTAACGCTTTACGTTGGAGATATAATGTATGACTTTCAATATAAGTGGTGTTAACATAAATGGTGTTAATATCTATGACACTTTTGGATTATACAACTTTACTACATTTACGTTCCAAGCAGGTAATGTAAGTGGTCATATCGGTGCAAATGGCACACAATTATTTTCTAATAGCTATAGTAATGTTGGTAATACTTGGTTAACGACTACAAGTTTTTATAATACCTATGGCAATGGTTATCAATTCTGGACAGTTCCTGTTAGTGGAAATTATACAATTAAAGCAGCGGGCGCACGTGCTGGTATACCATATTTTACACCAGGCAATGTTGCTAATGGTAATCTTACTCCAGGTTGGGGTGCTATTGTTCAAGGAACATTTAGTTTAACACAAGGTCAAATACTTACACTTGTTGTAGGACAAATGAGCGCAAATGCACTTGCTGGTGCAACTTATAGTTCTACTGGCGGTGGTGGTGCAAGTTGGGTTGTTACTGCAACTGGATCACCGCTTCTTGTAGCAGGTGGCGGTGGTGGTGGCGGTAACTGGAGTGGTGGCGGCGCAACGCAAAGTGTTAAAGGTGGTAATGGTGTCACTACAACAAGTGGGGGTGCAAGTTTCCGTGGTGCACCTGGTGGAACAAATGGCATAGGTGGTAATAGTCACGTTCATGCAAATGGAACAGTTAGTCTTAATGGTTATGATGCTGGTGCTGGCGGTGGTTTATATGCAAATGGTGTAAGCGGATATGGTGCTAATGTTAGAACCAATCTTGCTAATGGTAATAGTGGTGGCGCAGGTGTATCATTTGCACGTGGTTTAGCAGGTGGTTATTATGCTGGTTATCCAGGTGCAACTTATAATCCTGGCACAAGCAGCGGTGGATTTGGTGGTGGTGGCGGTGCTTCTCCTATTACTGGCGGCGGTGGTGGTGGATATAGTGGTGGTGCTGGAACATATGCATCTACAACTACAAGCACAGATGCAGGTGGTGGCGGCGGTAGTTATATAGATGCTAATGCTACAAATGTTGCAACCAGTGATGGTAATTATGAAACAATTAATACATTTAATGGTAGCAGTATCACAAACATTGGTTATCTAAATTATGGTCATGGTTATATAACCATAACAAGGGTATAAAAATGGCATTTAATATTAAGGGTGTAAACATTATAAATGCTGCAATTCGTGATACAACGGATGCAATTCGTTCTGCTTTAACAACAAGTTTAAGCACATATGATGCTGCAACTGTAGGAAACTTTATTGCTATTACGAGCACTGAATATTCTACGTTGTTTTCATCACTATCTGGTGTAAGTAAGCAAGGTATGACAGATGTTCAAATGGCTGAAGCTGGCACATCTTGGACAGCTTACTGTGCAAGTGTTATGCCAACCACTTATAGTAGTGTAAGTGCTGGTAGTTATATTGTTGCGTGTACAGCAAGTTCAGCAACATCAACTATAAGACCTCTTTTTAATACTGTTCATCCTGGTTCTAATGTAAGCACATCCTTTACTTCAATCTCTAATGCTGTTTCTATAAGTGCATCAGCAGGACAATATTATCTTGTTAGAAAACGTCCACCTGCGGTAGATAGCAATGGATTTGTTGGACATGTTGGTGGCACAACTGGATTTCTTTATAGTGGAACAACCAGTTTTACTGGTGTTGGCGTTAATAACGGTTATTATTCTTGTGTTACGAGTGCTCTACCACCGTTTACTCCTTGGAACGCACGTAGTGGCACACTTCCAAAAGTGCAATGGTTAATTTCAACCACACAACAGTGGTAATAACCTTAACAACAATAAATATTTGTGTCGTTTAAGACTACGGTTTTTGCCAACCGTTGACCTGGAACGTCATATAAGGAGAATAAAATGGCAAAGTTTAAGATACAAAAAGCAGCAACAGTAAACCAATATTTTGATGCAGGTAACGTCATCGGTGGTACTGGTGGTCTAACAACAATTGCAGGAACACAAATCCGTCCAAACGTATTTGTGACGGGTAGTGCAGGTTATGGTAGCATTCTTGCACAAAAAGGTCGTGGTAAGTTTTTAGTTCAAGATGGTAGTGGTAACAAAGGTCAATGCACACTTGCTAATGTTCCTAATGCAAATCTTGCATCAGCACAAATGACTATTACAGTAAATACATCAAGTTTTGCTGCAAACGTGGGCAATCTTGGTGTAAGTAGTGCAACTACATTTGCAAGTGTTATTTGGTCAAATGCTAACGTTGCTGGTGTAACAAGTCCAACTATTGGTAGTGTTTTAACTGGTGTTGGTAGTATTACAGGTAACGTAACTATTAGAAGTATTGCTTCTTATGGAACAAATGGTAGTAATGCTAACGTTACAATTAATTCACAAACTGTAGCAAATGCTACTACTGCAACTGTGAGCACATCAACTTTTGCAAAAAGATTGACTAACAAGTTTGTTCAAGATTTTAGTGATACTGAATATAAATGGACATTTGGTCCACCAACTTCAACAACTGTTCAAATTCCTGGTGCTTAATATCAGCAACATGGGAGGATTAATAGCAGCCTTCGGGCTGCTATTTTTTTATAAAATAGCCTTCGCATAAATATTTGGTAGGATTTTCTTGAATGGCAACCGTAAAACGTGTAACTGGTGCAAATGGTTTAACTGGTCCATGGGACATTTATAGCAATGTTGTAACTGTTCATGGCAACCTTGTTGTTACTGGTAATACATCATATATTAATAGTAATAGTTTTAATATTGGTAATGCATATATTATATTAAATGATGCAGAAACTGGTGCTGGTGTTACTAATGGTAATAGTGGTATTTGGATAGATCGTGGTAGTTTAACTAATGCTTATTGGGTATGGGATGAAGTTACAACAACATTTCGTGGAACAATTGGTGGTAATTTAGCAACAATCAGTGCAGCAAATCCAGTAAATCCAAGTGATGTAGTTACTAAAGGCTATCTTGCAAATGTTGGTGGAACGGCTGGTGGTAACATTACTGAAGTTCAATTCAACGTTTCTAACCTATTAACTGGTAGTCAATTCTTTACATTTAATAATGGTAATTTAAAAGTTTATAATACTGTAATTGGTAATGGTAATGTTACTACTCAAGGCACAAATCAAGATTTAGTATTGAGTGCTAATGGTAGTACTGGATATGTTACAATAGATGACGTATTAAAAATAAGTTTTCAATCAACTCCAACCAATGTAGCAAGCACTACATTCTTATATGCAAACACTGTCGGTGTTGGTAATAGTGGATTGTTCTTTGTGAATAATAACACTAATGATGAATTACTTGCTAAAAACAGGGCAGTTGCACTGTCACTAATCTTTGGATAAATGAATGGCAACAGTAAAAACTGTCACAGGAGCAAATAGTTTATATGGTCCTTGGGACATTTACAGCAACGTTGTAACTATACATGGTAATATTAATATTATCGGGAATCTTGCTAATATTGCATCTTCATTAACAGCTATAAGCAATGCATATGTTATTGTTAATGATGCTGAAACAGGTTCAGGTATTACAGGAAATGCAGCAGGTTATGGTAATGCTGCTGGTTTTATTGTTGATCGTGGAACTTTACCTAATGCATTTTGGCATTTCCATGAAGTTTATGGTGGATTTATAGGTAATATAACAGGCAATTTGTCAAGAATTATGGCGGCTGATCCAACCGCAAATAGTCATGTTGTGACATTGCAGTTTTTGAGTAATACCAGTGCAGGTGTTCCAGCAGTTGGCGCAAATACATATGTTCAATATAATCAAGGTGGTGGTTTACTTTTAGGTAATGCTAATTTTACTTGGGATAATGCAAATCTTAATGTGTATAGAACACAAATTGGTAATGCAAAGATTACCACAACTGGAACAAATCAAGATTTAAAACTTTTTGGTAATGGAACGGGTGTAATTGCTATAGAAAAAGGATTAAAGTTTAATTTTAAAAACCTTACACCTACAAGTGTAAGTAGTAATACATTGCTCTTTGCCAATACAGTTGGTTCAGGAAATACTGGTCTATATGTGGTAAATAGTAGTAGAGGTGATGAACTTGTTGGCAAAACACGAGCCATAGGTTTCAATATAATGATTTAAGGATTAAAGATGGCTATAAGTAACACAGTTTTAACAACAACAGCAAGTGCGATTTATACAAGTAGCGGCACCAATGTTGTCAGCCTGCTTTATTTCTGCAATACAAGCGGCAGCACAAAGACAGTGAATCTTTATCTTGTTCCAAGTGGCGGTACAGCAAATAGTAACACACAAGTTTATGCAAATTATGCAATTACAAGCACAGATACACTTGTTGTAAACAATGAAAAAATTGTTTTAAGTAATGGTGATGCAATTTATGCAAACGCCAATGCAAATAGTAGTATTACATCAACTGTAGGATATTTTACACTCTAATGGCAAGATTACTAAAAAATCCTAAAATAGATGGTGCAGCAGCAATTCAGTTACCTTTAGGTGCAACTGCTGATCGTCCTGAAAATCCTGTCAATGGACAGATTCGTTATAATACAGATACACAACGTTTTGAAATATATTATAATGCATGGCAAAGTATTGCTATTTTAGGTAATGTTACTATTCCAAAAGATACATTTACTGGTGACGGAACAACTACTGTCTTTACATTAAGTTACACTCCACCAAGTGATACAAGTATTCTTGTATTTGTTGGTAACATTGCACAGAATCCTGGCGATGCATTTACTCTGGCTGGTGCAAGTATTACATTTAGTAATCCACCACCACTTGGTCAAACAGTAGTTGTATTTCATAAATTCAATTCAACTGATGCCAATTAAGGCTACAAAGAAAACACCATAAATATTAGATAAGGTGTTATAAATGTCAATACTTGGAAAAGTTGCAGGTCCAATGCTTAAAGACAATCTGTTGCGTAATGGCACAGATTTAATCATTGACACTGACCTTGTATATTTTGATGTAGCAAATCGTCGTGTTGGTATCTATACCACTATGCCTGGTAATACATTATCTGTTAATGGTAGTGTTTTAGCCAGTAATGTCTATATAAACAACAATCAAATTACCAGTGTAAATGGTAATCTTTTTTTAAACTCTGCTACAGGAAATATAAACGTAAATGGTTTACGTGTAACAAATGTTTCTATGCCTGTAGAATTATATGATGCAACCAATAAACTTTATGTTGATACTGCAATTGCTACTGCTGAACCAAACCTTACAATAAGCGATGGCACACATATTGATAATGTTGGTATTAATTATCAAACACTAACATTCTTTGGTAATACTGCTCAAATGAATGTTTGGGTTTCTAATAATCAAGTAACTTATGGTTTTATTCCTAACCCAACTGTTTATGGTAATTTAACGGTAAATGGTAATACAAATAGTAATTTAGTAGGTTTAATTTTAACTAATAGTCAACCGTATCTTAATAATCTAGATACAGTCAGTGTTAATTCAGTTAATGTTAGTGGAAACTTAAAGGCTAATGCTGTAGAAGCATGGCAAATCGGTAATACAAACACAATACTTGAAGGAACTATTGCTACTGTAAGTTCAAGTCAACCAAATATAACAAGCACTGGTACGTTAGTTTCACTCAATGTTGCTGGTAATATTACAAGTGCTAATCTTATAACAGGCAATATCAATAGCAGTTATATTATAAGCAATGCTAACATTTCTGCACAAAATCTTAACATCGCAAGTAGTATAGTTTCTACTAACGTAAATGCAAATGTTTACACAAATTATATTACTGGTCAAGCAACTAATGGCAACATTTTTTTAACTCCAACTGGTATTGGTATTGTAAACATTACAGGTAATACTGCACTACAAGTACCAAGTGGTAACAATGGCGAATACCCAACATTTACAACACCTGGAATGATTCGTTGGAATACAAGTTATAATTATTTGGAAGTTTATACTGGAACTACATGGGAAGCTGTTGGTCTTGAAGGAACAACAGTTGTTACCAGTGATACATTTACTGGTGATGGTTCACAAGTAAACTTTACATTAACACAGAATAATACTACACAAGGCACACTTGTTAGTATAAACGGTGTGTTACAGATTCCAACAACCAGTTATACTGTTACTGGTAATGTATTAACATTTAGTGAAGCACCACTATCTACTGACGTTATTGAAGCAAGAACGTATTCACCAGGTTCAACAGTTAGTGGTATTCGCAACGATAATTCACGTTTCTATATTCATACAGATTATCTTGGACCAGCACTTGAAAAATTAACAACAATTGCAAATAGTGTAATTGTTGCTGAAACTACACAAGCTAATACAGCAATCTTTAATGTGTTAAATTTAAGTTCTGGTATTGCGGCAAATGTTAGTAATATTGCTGTTAATACCACAACTTCCATTATTGATAGTTTTAATCCTGCAATGTATAGAACTGCAAAGTATTTGATAAGTGCTACAAATACTACAAGTAACTATTATCAGTCAGCAGAAGCTATGATTATCCATAATGGTTCCACTGCAAACATAACAACTTACAATGTTGTAGCTACGAATGGACAGTTCTTTACTCTATCTGCTAATGTTTATAGCGGCAGTGTGCGACTTTGGGCAACCACAACAGCTAATACTAACTTTAAAATAAGCAATCTTTACATACCAGTATAATAAGTGGCTATTACTGCATAAATATTCCTAACGGAGTTGCATTTATGTCTTATACCATTACATACGCAAATGGTGCTAATTCGATTGTCATTGCTGATGGAACATTAGATAACAGCACAAGTATATCACTCGTTGGTAAGAATTATCCCAATTATGGTCAGTATCTTGACCAAAACTTTCTTAATATGTTGGAGAACTTTGCCAGCGGCAGTCAACCAAGCAATCCAGTTGTTGGACAGATTTGGTATAATACTACTAAAGGTGCGCTACAAGTATATAATGGTGTAATTTTTAAAAATATTGCAAGTGCAACAAATAGTCCAACTTCACCTACAAGCAGTGTTGCGGGTGACTTATGGTTTGATAGTGCTAACCAACAACTTAATGTTTACAATGGAACAGGTTGGGTAACAATTGGGCCACTTGGTGGTGCTGGTCAAGTTGTTAGTGAAACAATAACAGATACTCTGGCAGGTAATCATGATGTTATTAGTATGAAGATTAATAACGTCCGTTATGCTATTTTAAGTAAAGATGCAACATTTACACCTTCAACCACAATAAGTGGTTTTAGTACAATTTCACCAGGTTTCAATATTGCTTCTACTGCTTTTGTTAGTAACAATAAGTTTGTTGGTCAAGCAAGTGATAGTGCTGCACTTAATGGTATTAGTGGCAGTAGCTTTATGCGTAATGATTCAAATACTGGCACGGTTGGTATTTTAAGTGTAACAAATAATAGCGGTATTTCTTGGGGAACAACAGGACAAGGACAGGTTAGCGTATACAGCAATGAAGTTCGTTTTGATAATGTTTTAAACAATGGTATTATTAGAATGAGAACAAGAAATGGCAGTGGTGCTGTTGTTGATGCGCTTGACATTCTTGCTAATGCTGATGTGCAAGTTAATGGTAATTTGATTGTTCTTGGTGATTTAGATGTTGTAACAAGTAATGAAATTGCAGTAATCAGTGGAACATCTGCTGCTTACAGTACAACAAGTGGTGCATTACAAGTTTCAGGTGGCGCTGGTATTGTTGGTAATATCATTGTTGGTGGTCCAAATAATGCATTTACGGGTAATGTTTATGTTGGTAATCTAATTGCTAATGGAAGTAGCAACAATGGTAATGTTTATGCAAACTATGTAATGGCTGGCACTATTGGTAATAGTAGTGCAACACTTACTGGAACTATAAGCACTGCTTCACAAACAAATATTACAACAATTGGAACATTAACATCATTGCAAGTAAGTGGTGCCGCAGGTTTTACAGGTGGAACTGTTACATTTAATCCAACAACAACTTATAAATTAATTCTTGGAAATGTTGGCAACGTTCAAATTGCTGGTGGAACAAATGGACAAGTTCTTTCAACTGATGGAAGTAGTAATCTTAATTGGTATACAATTCCAACTCCAGTTACAGGTGGCGCAACTGCTGGTCAACTTGCAATATACACAAGTGCAGCAAATATTGCTGGTAATAGCAGTGTTACATTTAATGGTTCTAATGTAAGTATCACTGGTGGTTTACTTGCTACACAAGATATCGTAGCTTTCTATTCTGACCAACGCTTAAAAACTGATATTACACCAATTACAAATGCTGTAGAAAAAGTTAAAGCAATTAGTGGTGTTACATACAGAACAAATGATGTTGCGGCAAGTCTTGGCATTGGCGATGACCGTGAACATGTTGGTGTGCTTGCACAAGAAATACAACAAGTCTTACCACAAGTTGTGTTACAAGCGCCATTTGATATTGATCCAACTAACGGTAGTATCAGTGGTGAACATTATTTGACAGTTCAATACGATAAAATTGTTCCGCTTCTTATTCAGGCAATTAAGGAATTAAGTGCAGAGGTTGAGGCATTAAAAGCAGCGAGGTAATTAAATGGCTTTTGTTCCTAACTCTGGTGTAGTAAGCACTGATATAATAAGTGATGTGTTTGGGTTAGGCGACGATTTTAATAATTATCGTGGCACAATATGGTATTATCCAGCAAATTTAACTTATGGTTACTTTAGTACTGGAACAATAAAATCCAGTGACTTTTATGGTAAACAACCTAATGATCCTGCAACTGCTGGTGTTTTGTTTAGTAACACTGCTGGTAGTGGAAGTTTTGTTGTTCCGCTTTATAGAAATACAATTACTATAGAAATATGGGGTGCAGGCGGTAGTGGTGGTGGAGGTAATGGTGGTGCTGGTGCAAAAGGTGGTGATAGCAGTGCATTAGGTATCACAGTGGGCGGTGGAGATGGTGGAAAAGCAGGTAATATTCCTGTACCCCCACCAAAAATAATTGACAACCCAAGTGGTGGTAAAGATGCTGCAAACCCACCAGGCTATTATAGCGGTCAAGGTGGATATGGTCAAAATGGTGGTGGTAATCAGGTTGTAGGTAGTGGACCAGGTGGAACTATTCAAGATTGTATTGTCCCAACTGCATTAATAACCTTAGATGATGGAACACAAAAAGAGGTCCAATATATTAAAATTGGTGACAAAGTAAAATCTAAAAATGAAAAAAATAATATTGTGATTGGTATTAGTAACCCAGTTTTTAATGGTAGTCTTGTTGCGTTTAATGATAGTAATTACTTTATTACTGAAACACATCCATTATTAACGGATAAAGGATGGGGTACATTTAATTTAGAATTATTTAAATCATGTAAGCCAGATGAATATCAAAAGATAGTAGAAGATAATAATGGTAATGATTTAATAGAAATTAATGAAAAAATAAAACTTGCTAAAATCGTTAAAGATTCTGTTGAATTTTATGAGTGTAAAAATATTACATATAAAGAGGTTACAAATTTTACGGTTTATAAATTATCAGTTGATGGCGATAAGACTTTTATATGTGAAAATTATGTATCACATAATAAACCAATTTAAAAAAATGTTAACATATAGTAACAAAACTTACTATAAATATTTCAAAGGATAAAAAATGACAACGGGAACACCTGGAACAGGCGGTAGTGGTGGAACTATAAATGATAAACCAACACCATCAATCGCTAATCCACGTTCATTTACATTTTTAAATGGAAATAGTGGTAGAACAGGTTCTACTGCAAACACTTATAGTTATTCTAATGCAAATGTTGGGGTCGGTGGCGGCGGTTCTACGGTAACAAATACTAATGGTACTGCAACAGGTGGTGCAGGCGGTGCAGGTGCTTATATTAAAATTGTTTATGGACCTGGTCAATTGACTGCTGGTAATGTATTAAGCTATATTATTGGTGCTGGAGGAACAACTGGTGCAATTGATGGCACAAATGGTGGAATAAAAATAACTTGGACTTAAAATGACAATTTCTTTAACTGGTAAAGTTGCTCTTAACGCTAATATCAATACTGAATTTCAGTTGGGTAATGCTATGTCAACATACCGTGGTGTTGCATATTACAAACCATCTACTACAACCATTGGAGCTTTTGATAGTGTTAACTTGAATTTTAGTGAATTTCGTGGAACACAGGATAAAATTACAACAGACTTAACTATTTCTGCAAATACTCAAAATTATACATTAAACCCAGCTGCAGTTGCTGGTTATGTTGCAAACTTTTCAAAAGTAAATTTAACAGTTGATTCTAATGTTTATGTTGGTAGTGCATCTACTGGTTCTTATGCAATGACGATTACAGGATTTGCAGCAGGTGATACGATTAACTTAATAAACAATGGCACAATTATTGGTGCTGGTGGTGATGGTGGTAGTAGTCCAGTTGGTGGAACTGGTAATAATGGTAATGCAGGCGGTAATGCATTATTGTTACAATGTCCTGTAAACATTACAAATAATGGAACAATTGCTGGTGGCGGTGGTGGCGGAGGCGCAAATGATGGTGGCTCTATTTACGGAAGCTGCACAGGTGGAGGTGGTTCTGTCGCTGGTCAAGGTGGCGGTGGTGGGGCTGGTTATAATTCAGGTAGTGGTGGTAGTGGTGATCCAAGTGGAAGTTCAGGTTCATATACTTCTGGCGGTGGCGGCGGCGGCAATGGCGGTGGACAAGGTGCTGCTGGTGACACAAGTGGAAGTGGAAGGGCAGGTGGTGCCGCTGGTAAATATATTACTGGCCTTGCATATGCAACTTGGGTTGCTACGGGTACAAGACTTGGTGGAAGCAGTTAAGGAATTAAAATGGATACATTAACAGTTAAAGTTCATGAATATAATGAAGAAACACACAGTTTAATAGTTAGTTTTGCAACTGATGGTGATGAAATGAGTGTTGATGAAACAGAAAGATTTAATTATGATATCCACAAGTTTAATCCCAATGATTTACAAGATACACTTGCACAAATTGCAAGACAAGGGGCAAAGTTAGCGCATCAACGTTGGTTAGCTGAACAAAGCAAGAAAAATGCAGAAGTTATTGCGGCTGCTAAAGCAGAAAGTGGAAAAGTATATAACTTTCCTATCGCTGATTTAGTTGAAATTACAACTTATCCATCACCAGAGGGTGATAATGGAACTATGACAGGTATAACAATTCTATGAGTGTTAGAACAGGAAATACAATTCATATTGATAATTTTCCTATGCAACTTGCTAAAGTTACAATGACAAAAGCTGGTGATTCTATTACACAAAATTACCCTTTTAGGGGAGTCACTAAAGAAGAATTTATTTCCCGCCATGTCCTTGCAAGTGGTTGGCTTAATATAGATGGTTATCTTGATGGACAAAAGGTTGGAACTGAATTAAACGAAACACCTTACATTTCAAGATTGCGTCATGGTATTATAATAACACCAAGTGGAACATTTGATATTGATAGTTGTGTATCTACAGCAGTCGAAGATAATACAAGTTTTTATTGCATACATCCAGCAACTCAAAGAGATTTAGTTAATAATGCTATTAATGAAGTAGTAAGAGATAAAGTTTGGCGTATACCAAGTGGTCAAACATTCAGATTAAAAACAGGTAGATATTATTTTTCTAATGTTGATTTAGAAATAAACGGTCAAATTTACAAAGCACTTGAACCAATTGCTTGTGTATATAGAGAAGCAGATGCAATGCCAGCAGTTGATGCTGCAATCGCTGAATTTTGGGTAGAACGTATTTTTATTAACAAAGTATAACCGTTCTTAAATATCCACATGGAAAATATAGTAGTCACTGGTATTGGTTGTATTACTGCTTGTGGCGTGGGTGTTGATGCACTATGGAATTCAGTAAAAAACAATATAAGTGGAATTAAAACATTTCAACATGAATATGATGTTGGAAATAAAGTTAATATTGCCGCTAAAATAAGAGGTTTTAATCACTTAGATTATTTTTCAAGACAAACAAGAATTGATTTATTTGCAGCTTATGCAGCAATAGCAGCACGTGAAGCTATTGCACATAGTGAATTAACACAAGAATTATTAAGTGATAGCAGAACGGGTATTGTTGCTGGTCATGGTTTGCCTGGTGCTGAGTCCATTTACAGTTTTATTACAAAATTAAATGCTGGTAGCCATAAAAACGATATATTTGCTGTTCCCCGTGCAATGACAAATGCTGCTATAAGTTATGTATGTATTGAAAATAAAATATACGGGCCAAGTTATCCAATTGGTGCAGGCTGCGTCGCAAGCAATCAAGCAATTGGATTGGCGTATCAACTTATACGTGCAGGTATAATTGATAGGGCAATAGTTGGTGGCACCGAAGCTACAATACAACCACATGTTATAAGAGCGTGGGAATATATGAACGCTTTAAGTTTAAATGGCAGCAAACCTTTTACAATTGACAGAGATGGAGTTGTATTGGGTGAAGGTGCTGGCATGTTAATTCTTGAAAAAGAAAGTGATGCGATTGCACGAAATGCAAAACCACTTGCAAAAATTATGGGATACGGAACTTCTAATGATGCTTTTCATTTAGTTCAACCCGATAATGAAGGGCTTGTAAAAGCAATGACAGCAGCAATAAAAGATTCAGGTTTATCAGTAAGTGATATTGACTATGTAAATGCACATGGCACAGGCACTTTATTAAACGATAAAAATGAAATTGCAGGTTTACGTAAAGTATTTGGTAAACATGCGGATTCACTTCCCATATCTTCAACTAAACCAATACATGGTCATATGATAGCAGCAACAGGTGCAGTTGAGGCAATCATTACAATCAAAGCAATGCAAAATAACTTTGCACCACCAACAATTAATTTCACAACTGCTGACCCAGAATGTGATATGGATGTAATTCCTAATTTTGGCAGAAACATGCCAATAAAGTATGCAATGACCAATAATTTTGCATTTGGTGGGTTAAATTCTACATTAATACTTGGCAGATACTAAGCAAAAAAAACTAAACTATCCCTAAATATACTTGTGGGAGTTTAGTTATGCCAGCCTTAACCCGTATACGTAATAATCAGGTTTATAACAGCGATATTTACGCTGATGCTAAAGTTGTAGCAAAATCTATCAGTGGGGGTTTGTTAAGCGATAATTTTACCTATACTGGTAACCTTACAATTGGTAATCTGACGGTTAATGGTAATACAACAACTCTCGATACAACAAATCTTGTTATTGCTGACCCAATGTTTAGCCTTAACCGTAATGCCAGCGGTGCCCCAAGCTATGATCTTGGCATGGTTATGGGTCGTGGTAGTTCTACAAACGTAGCATTTATTTGGGAAGAAAATTCACAACAATTCCAGTTACAATATACTACACAAAGCACTGCTGCTACAACATTTGGTGTAATTAATAATAGTGGTTATGCTAATTTACAAGCATATGGCGGTAAGTTTAATAATACAACCATTACAACAAGCACTGTTACAAACGATATTGTAGCAAATACACAAATTTCTGGTGGAACTATTGATGGAACACGAATTGGTTACACAACGCCAAACACTGGTGGTTTTACAACCGTAGTAACAACAAGTAACATTTATGCTAGTGGTAATATCATTGCTGCCAGTGGAACTAATTCAACCAGTATAACCACTGGTGCACTTGTAACTCGTTCAACGGGTGGTGTTGGTATTGGCGGAACATTAAGTGTTGGTGGCGGTATTTTAGTCAGTGGTAACGGTAGCATTGTAAGTGATTCTGCAACAGCAAATATTTTTAATACTTCACCTGTAACCACAACAAATCTTGGTGGTGGCGGTATTGTTAACATAAATGGAACTGCAAATAGTTATGGTAGTGGTCAAGGTGCATTACAAATTGCTGGTGGTTTCTATGCTGCTGGTGATAGCTACATCCGTGGTAATCTTGTTGTAGGTAATATCACAAGCACGGGTTATAATCAACTTATTGCAAATGCACCATTATTATATTTGACTGCAAATGCATTTTCAACATACAATTATGAAATTGGTTTTTTCAGTAACAAAGTTGATGACGCATATGAACATACAGGATTAGTAAGAAATCACCTTGATAATGCTTGGTATTTGTTTAGCAATATTGGAACTGAACCATCTGGTACTGTTGATTTAGCTAATGCAAGTATTGTATATGATACCCTAAAATTAGGTAATGTTATTGCATACAGTGGTAATGCATCCACTACTACAACAACTGGTGCTGCTGTAATTTACGGCGGTGCTGGTATTACAGGTAAATTAAATGTTGGTGGTAATATCTATACACTAAGCACCACAACAAGCACAAGCACTTCAACTGGTGCAATTGTTGCGGATGGTGGTGCTGGTATTGCTGGTAATGTTTACAGTGGTGCTAACATTTATGCTGCTACTGCCTTTAGTGGTCCAAATGTGTATGTAGGTAATATTCATACTCAAGTTGGAACTGGTAACTTAAATGTCTATAGTGCATTAAATGGAAATATTACATTAAATGCAAATCAAGTTGTAGCAAATCTTATTGTTCATGGTAATGCCGCTGCTGGTTATACAAATCTTTTAACAACAAATGGTGCAAATGGTTCAGTTGGTATTAAAACTGCCCCAAGTGCCATTACACCAAATGCTTCTTTAGTTATTACATCAACTGATAGCGTTATTCTTCCAGTTGGAACAACAGCACAGCGTCCACCAAATGGCACTGCTGGTATGTTACGTTTCAACAATCAAAGTAATAACTATGAATTCTATAATCCATCAACAAATGATTGGACAGGAACAGGTTCTGTAT